AGCGACATTTCCCCCTCTATCCTAATAACCGCAGGTCAAAGACTTATCCGGTAACGGGTTAGAACGGTGTCGTTTTAGGTAGCTTCAGGCGGCGAACCGCGCCAGCAAACCAGCAAACAACGCCAGCAAACTAGCAAACATGAGATGAATATGGGCAGGCCACGCAGCATACGCACCATCGCCGGCACTGGCGACAGAATCGCCACCCTGAAAGCCCTGCGCCAACATCTAGCCGCCCGCATCGACGCATGCGACGACGACCGCGACTTAGCCGCCCTGTCACTACGGTTCACCGACGTCCTTAACCAAATCCAAGCTGTCGGCGGCACATCGGACACCGAAACTGAGGTAATGGATGAGCTTGACCAGCGCCGCGCTTATCGGGGTGCAGAGCCCCCGCGTCGAGCACGTACCCAAAATCGGCGCGTCACCTGACGCCGACGATGCCGCCTATCTAGCGGCGAAGTACGGGCTGGAGCCGTTCGAGTGGCAGCGCCGCGTCTTGGCCGGCTGGATGGGGATGCGCCCGAACGGCCGCTGGGCGGCGACGCGGTGCGGGCTCGCAGTGCCGCGACAAAACGGCAAAAACGCTGTCGTGGAGATGCGGCAGCTGTACGGAATGTTGGTGCTGGGGGAGCGGTTCTTGCATACCGCGCATCAGGTGAAGACGGCGTCGAAATCGTTTCAGAGGTTGCTGTATTTTTTCGATAATCCGCGGATGTTCCCGAAACTGCATGCTCGCACAACGATGGTGCGTAAGGCCAACGGTCAAGAGGCTGTGTTTTTGGATAACGGGGGCTCGTTTGAATTAGCTGCCCGGTCTAAAGGTGCTGGTCGCGGGTTCAGTGTCGATGTGCTGGTCTTGGACGAGGCGGAGGAGTTGTCGTCGGATGCGTTGGCGGCGCTGAAGCCGACGATTTCGGCGTCTCCGAATCCGCAGACGATTTATTTGGGGACGCCGCCGTCGCCGGTGCATCAGGGGGAGATTTGGGCGCGGGTGCGTCAGGCTGGGCTGGCTGGTGAGGAGGAGCGGTTGTGTTGGCAGGAATGGGGTTGTCTGCCGGATGCTGATTTGGCGGATCGGGGGAACTGGGCGGCGGCGAATCCGTCGATGGGTTTGTTGATTGATCCGGAGACGATCGCGGATGAGTACAACGATTTTGATGAGGCGACGTTTGGCCGTGAGCGGGCGGGTATGTGGGACGATCCGACAACGGCGCGGATTATTTCGGCGGATTCGTGGGCAGTGTGCGCGGCGCCGTTGCTAGTGGATGCTGGCGGTGAGGTTGCGATCGCTGTGGATGTGGCGCCGGATCGGCGTTCAGGGTCGATTTCTGTGGCATCGTGGACTACTGACGATTTGCCGTTTGTCGATTTGGTGAAGAAATTCAGTGAACCGGAGTGGGCGGTACGGAAGATCGTCGATATGTGTGATCGCCATGATGTGCGGGCGGTGGTCGTTGATGCTGCGTCGCCGTCAGCGTCGTTGGTGGACCCGTTGCGTCAGCGTGGGGTTGCGGTAACGGTGACGACGCTGCGGCAGATGTGCGCGGCGTGCGGCGGATTTTATGATGCGGTGATAGATGGTCGGCTGCGTCATTTGGATGACGTGGATTTAAATTTTGCGTTGTCGGTTGCGCGTAAGCGGCCGATTGGTGATGCCGGGTGGGGATGGTGCCGCAAAACTAGCGATTCTGATATCACGCCGGTGATGACGGCGACGTTGGCGTTGTGGGGTTTGACGTCTTCGGAGATTGAGGAGAAGCCGCGGATCCGGTCTGGGCGTGCGGTGTTCGTCTAGGGATAGGTGATGGTGATGGCAGCGAAGAAACCCGCGAAAGTGGTGGCGAATACGAAGGCGCCCACCGGCTCGTATGCGGTCACGAAAAATGTTGGCGGGAAGACGGTGAAGAAGTATCCGGTGAACACGCCGGCGCGGGCGCGTAGCGCGATCTCGTATGTGGGTCAGTATGGGACGCCGGCGGAGAAGGCGGCGGTGTATGCGAAGGTGAAGTCGACGTATCCGGCGTTGGCGAAGCGGTCGAGTGTGATTAAGACTCCGAAGAAAGGCAAATAATCATGGCGTCGAATGACAAAGCTGGTACGTCGCACAATGGTTGGGTGTTGTCGGTGGCGCCGCCTGGGTCGACGCCGGGGCAGAAGTATGAGGGTGTCGGTAGTGGTGCGGGTGCGGTGGTTGCGGCGCCGCCTGGCTCGACGCCGGCGCAGAAATATCAGGGAACCCGGTAGGGCGGTAAGCGTACAAGCTGATGCTTGACCAAGACGATATCCGGCGCCTGTTCGGGAACATGTGGACGCTGAACCAGACCGAACGGTTGTGGCTGGACCGCATCTACGGCTATGTGACCGGGGTTTTGGGGAAGCCGGAGGTGCCGGATGGGTCGCCGCAGGAGATTGAGGATTTGTGTCGGTTGTCGATTAAGAATGTGCTTGGGCTGGTGCGGGATTCGTTTGCGCAGAATTTGTCGGTGATCGGGTATCACACGGCGTTGGCGCAGGAGAACGGGCCGGCGTGGGATATGTGGCAGCGGAATCGGATGGATGCGCGGCAGGCGGAGGTGTATCGGCCGGCGATCACGTATGGCGCCGGGTATGTGATCGTGACGAAGGATCCGGATAGCGGCGACTCGATATGGCGGTGCAAGTCTCCGCGGCAGCTGCTGGCGACCTATGAGGATCCGTCGATTGACTTGTGGCCGACCTACGGGCTGGAGGTGTGGATTGATCAGGGCGACGCCAAGGCGCATTGGGTCGGTCGCATGTATGACGACGAGTACATTTACCCGCTGGCGTTGGGCGGGTTGCAGGTGTTGCCGATCGACCAGTATGCGACGTCGATTGTGCGGACGGCGACGATTCAGGAATTCGGGGAGCCGATCCGCCATGGCGGGGATCAGTGCCCGATCGTCAGGTTTGTGAACGGGCGGGATCCTGATGACATGATTGTGGGGGAGATCGCCCCGTTGATGCGGACGCAGCAGGCGATTAACTGCGTCAACTTCGACCGGCTACTCGTATCCAGGTTTGGGGCGTTTCCGCAGAAGGTGATTACCGGCTGGTCGGCGGCCACCAGCGTCGTGCTCGAAGCGTCGGCGAAGCGGGTATGGGCGTTCGATGATCCTGGCGTGGAAGCACACTCATTCCCGCCCGCATCGCTCGAGCAGTACAACGGTGTGATTCAGGAGATGACCGAGGCGTTGGCGTTGACGGCGCAAATCAGCCCGCATCAGATCACCGGGAAGATGATCAACATGTCCGCGGAGGCGCTGGCGGCGGCGGAGGCGAATCAGCAGCGGAAGCTGCAATCCAAGCGCGACGGGTTCGGGGAATCCTGGGAACAGGTATTCCGGCTGGCCGCCGCGATTGAGGGCGACACCGCCAGCGCGGAGGACACGAGCTCGGAGGTGGTGTGGCGGGATACGGAGGCGCGGGCGTTCGGGGCGATCGTCGACGGGATCACGAAACTGTCAGCGGCGGGGATCCCGATCGAGGAACTTGTTGACATGGTTCCTGGTGTGACGCAGCAGAAGATCGAGTCGATTAAGGCTGCGTTGCGGATGGGTCAGGTCAACGAGTTGATTAAGTCGTTGAGTCAGCCAGCGCCAGGCACGGTCGGTATGCCGCCTGGCGCGCCGGCGCCGCCTGCCGTTACTACCCCAGCAGCCGCGGCGGCGCCGGCCCCTAATCCGGCGAACATGCCCCGGGCCGGCGCGGCGCGTAATGCGATGGTGACCGCCTAATGCCCACCGTCGGGGAAGTCGCCAACTTTCAGCGGATCCTGCACCAGTTATCGGCGGGCGCCGGAAACGTCGTCAGACGGATGCTGGACGCCACACCGACCGATCAGGTACCCGATGTATACCCAGCCGCTGTTGACCCGTACCTGGCCGCCTCAGCCCAGGTAACGACCCACTGGTATCAAAGCCTGAACCAGACGGCGCCATACGCGGCACAACCCGGCCCGTTGCCACCCGCTGACCAGTTGTCGCAGAACGCGCGTTACGCGTTGTCCACCGACAATCCGTTCGGCGCGCTGTCGATGGCCACGGATCGGCATGTGTTCCAAACATCTGGAGTGACGGTCGCGCACAACGCCGACCGGGAGCACGTCCGCTACGGCCGCTACGCGTCGGCGACGGCATGCGCGTTCTGCCGACTCCTAGCCACCCGCAGCACCTTGTATAGCAGCGAAACGGCCGCCACCCGCGTCGTTGGGCGCGCTGGCCGTACCCGTGGAACACGCAAAATCGGCGACGCATATCACGACAACTGCCACTGCGTCGCCGTCCCCATCCGGCCCGGCGACGACTACCACCCACCCGACTACGTCCAAGGCTGGCAAGCCGACTACGAGAACGCTATGCGCGACGACGACGTCCACAGCTTCGACCAAATCGTGAACCACATGCGGCGCACCGAATACGCCCGCACACATGAACCGGCAGAACCCGAATCGGTGTTCGCCGGCCTACACCAAAACTGACGCCACAACACCCGGCGGAAAACAAGGGTGGCAACTGCCCGACGGGGCAGGCTAAACAATCACGGTAACTGCCCGACGGGGCAGGCTAAAACCACGGATAGAGTCAATGACCCAACCAGAACCCGAACACGATGACGCACTCGAAACACCGTCTACTGCAACGGATTTCGAGGCGATCACGTCTAAAGAACACTTAGACAAGATCATCGCGGCGGCACGCAAAAAAGACAAAGCCGTCATCGCCGAACTGCAACCAAAAGCGCGACGCCTCGCCGAGCTTGAGCAAGCCAACCTCACCGAATCCGAGAAACAAACCCAACGGATACGGGACCTGGAAAGCCAACTCCAACAACGCGAAACCGCCGAACTACGCTACAACGTAGCCTCGGCGAAAGGTGTTCCAGCAGAACGCATCACGGGCACAACCCGCGAAGAGTTGGAGCAGTCAGCCGACGACCTGTTGGCGTTCATCAACGAACGGGCCAAAACCCAAACTAGAACACCGAAACCTGTTGGTAGTTCAGGCGCCAGCAACACGGACAACCGTTTGGATCCTAAGGAACGGGCCGCCGCCGCTATGCGCCAATACTATTCATCAACCTGAATTTGGAAGGAACAGTGAGCCGTCATGGCTGACATTACCCGCGCGCAACTCGCCACCCTCATCCAAGAGGCATACTCTCATGTCCTGCTGGATGCGGCTGTGACGACTTCCTGTGCGCTGCAAGCATTCCCGACCGTAAACATGGGAACAAAACTGACCCACCTTCCGGTGCTCGCGACGCTGCCGGTAGCCGGGTGGGTGACAGAGAATGAGCCGCCCGACACGACGGGCGCCAAACCGACCAGCACCGTGGGTTGGGTTGACCGCACCCTGGTCGCCGAAGAGATCGCCGTGATCATCCCCATTCACGAGAACGTGTTGGAGGACGCGAGTGTGGATTTGATCACCGAAATCACTATGCGCGGCGGGGAAGCCATCGGCGAAATCCTGGACTTGGCGGTGCTGTTCGGTGTCAATAAGCCCGCATCGTGGGTGTCGGCTGACTTGTTCACCGCGTCGACGGCGGCCACCCAAACCACCCCCGGTAACACGCCGGCGGTGGCGGCGGGCGCCAAGGACATCGTCGGCGCGGTGAACACCGCGTCACGGGAGCTGGCCAACGTCGGTTTGATACCGGATACGATCATTGCGCCGTTGACGTTCCGCTACGACGTCGAGCAGATCCGCGACAGCATGGGTCAACCGATCTTCCGTAACGAGCAGTTCGCCGGCTACAACACGGTGTTGTGCCGTAACGCGGCGTGGAACCCGGCGAACGCGGTGCTGTTCGTCGCCGACTCGCGGCGGATGCGGATCGGTGTGCGCCAGGATATTCAGGTCAAGATTTTGGATCAGGCCACCATCGGCACCACCAATCTCGCCGAGCGCGACATGATCGCCGTTCGAATGAAGGCGAGATATGCATGGGTGCTGGGTATTTCGGCGACGCGCCGTAATGCGAACGCTAGTCCTGTGGCCGCGGTGGTTCCATCGGGTAGCTGATGACATCAGCAACATCACCGACGCCGCCGTACGCCGCAGCCAGCGACGTGCAGGCCGCTTTGGGGCGCCCGATTGATCCCTCCATCGACCTGACCTTTTTGCTGCTGACCGCATCGGATTTGGTGGCTGGCTACCTCAACGGGCAGGTCCCCAACCCGATTCCTAACATGCTTCTGCGGGTTACTGCCGAAGTGGTGGCCAATGTGCTCAACCGGCCGCAGACGCCACCGGACCCCACCGACAACGCCTACACCTTGAGCGGCTTCGCCTACCAGGTGGGGCCGTCGTCGGTGGGTCCGTGGCTCAACGCGTCGCAGCAGGAACGCCTCGACCTGTTCCGGTCCGGCGGCCTGTACCAGCTGGAAATGTTCTCCGAGATCATCGGTACGGATGTGTCGACGGATATCATGGATTCGTTTGACCCGTTCGCCGGGACTGACCTGACGAATATGGGTGGCGGCGGGACGATTCCGGTGCAGGGCAGCGGCACCAACGAGATTCAGCACATCAGCATCACCGGCGCCCCGACTTCCGGTGCGTTCATTATCGAATTCTCGTTGGCGTTTACCACGCCGATCCTCTACAACCCCACCGCTTCGGCGATTCAGGGTGCGTTGGCGTCGCTGTCCACCATCGGTTTCGGAAATGTGATCGTGACCCAAAACCCGGTGGGGGCAGCGGAGTTTGATGTGGAGTTTGTGGGCGCGCTGGCCGGCTTTAGTCTGTCTTTGATGAGCGTCGACAATTACACGTTGCCGGTCGGCGCCGGCGTTGGTATCAGCCGCGTTCAGATGGGCGGGCAGGGTTCGTGATCACGGTGCGCCGGGTCGGGGACTTGTCGCTGTCGTTCGCCGAGGCGCGGCGGGTGTCGACTGATGAGCACAACAATCTGGAAATTTGGGCTGGCGACGACGGCGACGAACTGTTGTATATCTGCGCCGCTGATCGCTGGTTCGAAGTGACAGTCGAGGAGGAAGCCGAATCCTGATGGCACCTACACCCACCGGCATCAGCGGCACCGTCAGGCTTGAATGGGTGCCCGGCGCGTTGAAGCAATGCCGCAACTCCGGGCCGTCAATGGCACTCGTGAATCAGTTAGGCAGCAAGTATCTGGCCAAAGCCAACGGCACGGGCGGCGGCTACCTGCTCGGTCTGCACATGGTGGCGGGCACCAAATACATCGCCAACGTCTACACCGCGACCGGGAAAGCCATGCACTCCAATGCGGTGAACCAAACCCTGGCGAAACTGTTGCCGTGAGTCAGTGGCCCGTACCCAAGCCGGCGCTCAAGGCCGCGATAGCGGTATTGCGGGCCGCACTGGATCCCAGCGTAGGCGTGGCCACCGTTGAACCGCGGGTATGGCCGCGCCTGTTTGTCAAAGTCACTCGGGCCGGCGGCGGCCGGCAACTCATCAACACCGACGTCGCCCGCCTTCTCGTCGAGTGCTACGCAGACAGCGACGCGGCCTGCGAGACGCTGACCAACCAGTGCCGGGCGGCGCTGGCCAGCACCCAAGGCACCACCTTCGATGGGGTGTTTCTGCGCGGCTACGACAACGAGCAAGGCCCTGTGCAACTGGCCAACCCGAATGTCACCGATCATCGCCGCTGGCAGTTCCAAGGCGACCTCCTCGTGTCAACCAACTAAAATCATTCCTATGCGAAACCCAACGCGCACACCATGTTCGGTTGATGGATGCGACAAACTCGCCCGCAACCGCGGCTGGTGCTCAATGCACTACGAACGGTGGCGCCTCACCGGAACCACCGACAGCCAACGCCCACCACTTGAGGAACGGTTCTGGGCAAAGGTGGACATGAGCAGCGGGCCGGATGGCTGCTGGCCATGGACCGCCGCATTGCAAACAACCGGTTACGGTGCGTTCGGGGTCACAAGCCGACAGATCGTTGCCGCGCACCGGATGGCCTACGAATTGACTACCGGTGAAACGTTGGGCGCCAAACATATTGACCACATCTGCTTTCGGCGCGACTGCGTCAATCCGAGACACTTGCGGGCTGTGACACAGCAGCAGAATAATGAGCATCGCCAAGGCGCACAGCGCAACTCGAAGTCCGGTGTCCGCGGTGTGGTGGAACTTTCTCCTGGTAAATGGCGCGCTCAAGCTGAGAAAGACGGCAAAAATCACGTCGTTGGAACGTTCGCAACTCTTGACGAAGCTGCCGAAGCTGCGCGCTACAAACGTTGTGAGTTATTCACTCACAATGACGCCGACCACGAAGCGGCGCCTGAATTCAGCAAATTTACCAACTAAATAGATAACCTCCCAACCTCATTGAAAGGACAAGATCGTGGCGGACAGCAAATTGATTTGGGCATCCACCAGAGATGCCGACGGGGCGGTGTTCTTCCGCGCAGTACTGGGTACACCGCTACCGGACATGACCTCGGCGCCGTGGGACGCGCTACCCGTCGCGTGGCAGGATCACGGCTGGATGGGTGATGACGGTCTCGCGAACGGATTGAAGCGTGACACCACCGACCATCAGGCGTTCGGCGGGGACATCGTGAAAACCACCCAAAACAAATACACCGAGACACTGAAAGTTACGTGTTTCGAGACGAATCCGATTGTTCTCGCATCAGTGTTCGGCGCCGGCAACGTCACTGTCAGCACCACGACCGGGCATCGGCAAGTCACTGTCACCCACTCGAGCCTGCCGCTGCAACGCTCTGCGTTCCTCGCCCGCGTCATCGAAGGTGTCAAAACCCGGCTGATTCTCATCGAGGAAGGCCAGATCATCACCGTCGACGACGTCGTGCATGTCAACAAAGACCTCGTCAAATACACCATGACGATCCAGTGCTACAAGCCCGATGCGAACACCGACGCGGTGAGTGAGTTGATCGATGAGCCTGATGTGATGGCCGGCACCTAACCCCGATACCTCTGGGGTGGGGGCGTTGGGCACGGCCCGCTAACACCCGACAGCGGCCGCCGCCCCCACCCCGGACCATTGCGAAAGGCTTTCGTCTTGGATATTCCCGCATCCGATGATCCGCGGATCACCGTCAGCATCCCTGTTCCGTTGAAGGGCGGAAAGGTGTTGGTGCTGGCGGTGCCGCGGTTCGATTTCATTGAAGAACCCGACTACGACGCCATGACGATCGAGCTGGAAAAACTCGACAAGGACACGGACCTGACCGAACGGCAGCGCGCCCGGCTGGCCACCCTGGTGATGTTGAAACCGTTTGTCCCGGCCCGCGATCACAAGGTGTGCGAGTCGCTGGTGATGGGGCAGCTGACCGCGATCCGAACCCATTGGATCGAACAGTCGAATATTCCCTTGGGGGAATTTCTCGCCTCCGCGCAATCCTCGATGACGACGATGTCGGAGGCGCCGTCGAATATGACCTCAACTGCCGGGGATGGCGGCGCCGCGACCTCGGACGCCGCCTAAGCTGGCCCGAATTCGCCAACTTTCTGCGCTGGCTGCCGCAAACCGCGGACAGCGCATTATTCCGGGCAAGGCATCCGAACTCGTGGTGGTGGACCGCCGAACACGACTTTCTCGCCCTCATCCTGCAAGCCACCCAAGGCGGCAACTGGCAGCGGGCCGGCGGGAAAGGCAACCCACCAACCCGCATCGAACGACCAGACGACAAACCATTGCCGGTACGCAGCGCCGACGAGCTGAAGCATCGCCGGGCGGCGATGGACGCCGAACTCGCACGGCGCCGAAAAGCAAAACAGAATAAGCAACATCCAACTGAACAAGGAGCATAAGCGTGGCTGGTGTGCGCCCAAGACGTCGATGCCCCACTTGTAGTGGACCCATCGACCGCGGGCCAGGACAACACGCCTACTGCAGCGACCAATGCCGACCATCGTGTGGCATAGATGGTTGCAATCAGCCGAGACGAGGCACACAAACAATATGCATATACCACTACAACCAACGGTTGAGTCTTCGTCAGCGCGGTGCATCAAGCCCCCAATGGACATGGGCCAAAACCCGCATTTGCCTCGTCTGCGAACAACCAGTGCCACCAGAAGTAAGAATGCGCCGGTACTGCTCCACACGCTGCGCTGGCCGAGCTGTACAGAATCCAGACAGACCAAAGTCATTCGACTGTGCGAAATGCGGGATAACTGTAAGTCTCATCGTTAAATCGACCAAAGCTGGACAGTTCAAACGGTTTAACGCCACACTATGCGACAAGTGCGCACGCAGGACACGCGCCGGAATGACGGTTGGCCAATTGGCACGACGCGATGGAACAGACTGCGGCATCTGCGGCCGCATAGTCGAGTTGAACGCACCGAAAACCGATCCTGACCGGCCATCGATCGACCACATCATCCCCCGCGCCGCGGGCGGCACCAACGATCCAGCAAATCTGCAATTAGCGCACCTATCGTGCAATCACCGGAAGCATGTCAAAATCCTAGCAAAGGCCAGTTGATATGGCCGGAGTACGCCTGGCCACGGGTTATATTGAGATAAGCGCCGAGACCAGCAAAGTCCCGCAGCAGATTCAGGATGCGCTGAACAAGGCCGGGACCGCCGCGGCCAAGCCCGCCGGAACCCAAATGGGCAAGGACATTTCGGCGGGTATCCAGGACGGTTTGAAGGCTGGCGCGTCGAGCAGCAGCACCGGGAGTGTTATCTCGGATGTGATCGCCGGTAAGACCATCGGGGGAGCTGTCCGCACGCAAGGGCAGAAGGTCGGCAAGGAGCTCGGCACTGGCATCAACCAAGGCATCAACGACGCTGTCAGATCCGGTACTGGCCCGAAGATCGACGAGGCGATCAGCAAGGCCACGAAGCCGAAAGAGACCGGCGAAAAGATCGGTAAGGAGATCAACGAGGGTGTCGGCGGCGCGCTCAAAGATCTCGGCAAGGAGTCGTTCGACGAGCTGAAAAAGGGTGCGAAAGAGTGGGGCACCGGCGTTGCCAACGAGCTGAAAAAGGGTGACATCAAGGGCGCGTTCGGTGATGTCGGGGATGTGGTGGAGAACACCACCAGCATGCTTAACACGCTCAGCAAAGTTGTTGGCGTCAACCTGGATTCGGTGGAGAACTTCGGTCGGGATACGGCGAAGACGTTGGATCAGGTCGGCGGCGGCGTGCAGGTGTGGGTTGATCGGGTCAAAGGCGGCGTTGGGGACGCGAAGACCTTCGCCGACACTGTCAAAGGGATCGGCTCTGGGGACGCGTCCACCCGGATCAAGGCCACCAGTGACGCGTTGGGCCTACTGGCCGATAATACGAAGAAACTGACCGGGGCGGACATCTCCGGTGTCACGAAACCGTTGCAGGATATCGCTGGCACTGCGGGCGGAATCGCGGAAGTCGCAGCATCCATCAAAGAGATAGGGTCGGCTGCCGGGATCGGCGGCCTATCGGGTACTTTAGGTGCGATCTCAACTGCGTTGGGGCCGCTGGCAGTCGCGTTTGCTGCGACATTCGGCCCGTTTTTCGCGTTCCTGAACTCCGATGCAGGACGCCGGCTAAAGGAATTACCGGCAGGACCGGAGTATCCGGGTGCGGGGTTGTTCCCGGGTTTCAAGGGGGCGCCGACGGAGGGGAGCGTGGCGGAATTGCTGGGGGCACCGCCGCCGCCTGCCGCGCCGCCTCCTAGTGGTGACCAAGACAAGCTGGATGCGGTGAACCGGGAGCGGGCCGCCAAAGGGTTACCGCCGGTGCGGCTTCCCGGCGCCCCGCCGCCCGCCGTCGAGGCGCCTGGCGTGTCCGGATACTTCAACTTAGTTGCGCCGCCGGCCCCGGCTGCCGGACGGCCCTCAGTGCCTGATATCGCGCCCATTGATGTGGGCGGGGGCCCCTTGCCTACTTTGACGCGGCCGGGTTTCAAATCCGACCCGTTCTATGCTGGCGCGACAGTTTCGGCGCCGCAAGCCAACATCACCAGCAGTACAGCCAATGTGACTGCGGGCAGTGTGAACGTGTCCGGTGGGGCGTCGTCGGCGGCGTTGGCGGCATCACCGACATACGCGGGTAAGAAAACGTGGTACGACACGGGCGGCAGCATCGGCGGTAGTGGTGCGGTGCCGATCATCGGGCATGGCGGCGAACACGTTCTGACGACTGGTGATGTGGATGCGATGGGCGGCCAGGACGCCGTGTATGCGTGGCGCAACGCGCTGCATTACGACGACGGCGGTGAAGTCAAAAATCAGCAGTGGCTTAAAGACGCCGCCACCAAAGCGGGGATGACACCCGATCAGTATGTGGCGGCGATGGCGCATACCCCGCCTGCGCAATCCGGCATGGCAGGCCCGGGGAACATGCCACTGGATCAGCAGCAATCCGACATGCACCAAAACCTTTTGGGTCAGGGCACCGACCAGGCCGGGCAGAACATCGCCGCACTCAGCGGCAGCGACCGCACCGGCGGCTTCGTCCCGGTCGGCGCCGGATCCAAAGCGGTTGCGGGAACCAGCTTCGTCAGCGGACTCTTGAATTTGGGGAATGAGGCAGTCGGCGGCCTCATCGACACCGGCGCCGAAGCCGCACAAGCGGCCGCCGCCGTCGGCGGCTTCGGGGCAGGGGGCGCCGCAGCAGGACCAGCCATCCAACTGGGCGCGTCCGAAGCGAAACGCGCTGTCTCCTACGGATTCCAAATGGCCGGCATCCTCGCCGACGCCGGCATCGAGCAACTGTTCGGCGTGTTCGGCGGGGCGCCGCGCTGGCTCGGCTACGACTACACCCAGTTCATCCCGAATATCAACACTGGCGACATCGGCACCACCACCCTCGAAAAGGCGATGGGAGCCTCCAAAGACGGCAAGCAGGCTCCCGGGCAGCAGCCTGGCGGCCCTGTCACCCCCGAACACTTACCCGGTGAGCAGCCGGTCGGGCCGCCCGTCCCGAAGTTCGGTGATCCTTCAGCCCAACAACCCGCACTGGGCGGCTTAGCCCAGACCGGGCAAGGCGCCCAAGCCGGCGACATCAAAGCGGGATTGGCCGCCGGCCTGGCCGCGGGCGGTGTCGGCGCCCCACCACCAGCACCGGGCAGCGCCAGCCCCGCACCAGCACCACCACCACAAGGCGGCGGCGGCATGAACCTGCTACAAGGCCTCATCCCCGGCTTCGGCATGGACGAGGGTGGCATGCTGCCCCACAACAGCATGGCCATCAACACCAGCGGCCGACCCGAACTCGTCCTGTCCCCGCAACAACTCGACGCCATGGGAACCAGCGGCAATAAAAACCCGTACAGCCGCGGCGGGGACACCATCAACATCACCGCCGTCGACGCGCAAGATGTCGCCGCACAAATCGACAAACGCAAACGCCTAGCCGCCATGCAATACAACTCAAGGCCATGACGCCGTGACCAACCCCGGCATCGTCGGCATCCGCATCGTCCACGGCAACACCACCTTCCACGTTCACGGTGACCGCGCCGGCGCTGAAGGGGTTTGGTTGGCCGCCGGGCAAGTCGACGGCCTGTATGAGGCGCCGGTGAAAACCACTTGGAAAACCGGCGCCTTTCAAGAGGGTTCGTGGCAGAAGTTTAGGAAGAACCTGCAACGCGACATCACCCTCGGCTTCCACATCCGCGACACCTTCACCGAATACGAACTCAACGAATCCCTATTCCGGCAAATCTTCAGCTACGAACTCGACCCGTGGGAAACCACCCCGACCCTCACCACCATCGAAGTGGAAACCATGCTGTCCGGGATCCGGAAACTCGACGTCCTGATGTATGAGGCGCCGACATTCACCCCCGAAATCGATCCGCTGATGCAGCAATACGGCAACCATGTGTTCAAACTCCGCGCCGGGCAACCCTACTGGTATCAAGACGACTACACGTCCAGCCTTTCCGGCGGCACCAGCGGTTCGGTGACAGTGCAGAACCCGACGGACTGCGTCGCCTATCAGCAGTGGGTTCTACAGATCGGTAACTACACGCTGCCCGACTTCCAGTGGATCGGCGCTCCCGGCGCCCGCGCGCCGGGCGGCCCGAACGGCGCCCGCACCGTGTCAGGGATCAACGTGACATCCACCAACGGCGGCGCGGTGGTGAGCCTGGACGGAATGGATTTGATGTTCCGCGACGTCAACGACACCAACATTTTGGCGCAGATGGCGGGCACATTCTTCAACTATCCGATTCCGCCGTACACGCCGCCGACCGCGCTGCCGGTAGTTGGCGGGCCGGCGCAGCTGGTGGTGCCGCAACGCTGGTCACGGCCGTGGGGTTTGGAGTTGCCTGGGTTGTTGGGCACCCCGATCGCGCCGATAATCAACCGGCTCGCCGGCACCGGCCCCTACCAGTTCGTGATACCGGACTGGGCTAGCACCATCGACGTTGTCTTGTTAGGCGGCGGCGGTGGCGGCGGCGGCGGGAAACTGACCAGCAACGGCGACGGCGGCCTATCCGGACAGTGGGCGACAGCGACACTAGTCCGGGGCACCGACATCCCCTGGGCGACCACCACCATTTCAGGACAGGTCGGCTTCGGCGGCAACGGCGGCACCTGGTTCAGCCCGCCGCCGCACCACGGCACCGACGGGCAGGCCAGCACCGCCAGCTGGAACGGAACCAATCTGATAGCAGCCGGCGGCGTCTCGGGCGGAAACACCTCCAACAGCGGCCAACTGGTGGTGCCGCTGACCTACAACGGATTCACCTACACCGGCGGCGGCCAAGTCAACCTCGGTGGGCAGCCCGGCCAGGCGCCCGGCGGCGGTGGTGCCGGCGGATCCCAAAACATCGGCAACGGCGGCCCCGGCGCCCGCGGCCAAGCCTGGTTCAGACCATACTCGGCGGGTTCCTGATGACCACCGCCTTCGACACCATCCGCACAGCCACCCAACAACTCCGCCAAAACGAGATGGCGCTACGCCACACCCGCCCGCTAGTGCGGATCTGGGACGGCGAATGGCATTTACAACACCTGTGCACCGTCGAATACAAAGCATCGTTCACCTTCATCTCCAACGACACCGGGCCGGGCCAAATGGAAATCCCGTTCAACACCCCTGTCGCGCAGTGGATCCACGACGACAACGGCCGCGTCACCCGCGGGGAAGGCCGCAACGTCGGTATCACCATCGACTACTGCGGCGCCCGCTGGTCAGGCATCTTGGATAAGTTCAGCGTCGAGCAACGCGACGACGGCGACGTCGTCCTGGTCACCGACTGGTCACACGACTACGAGCATTTAAAGTGGTACGCCGTCTGGAGTAACCCGTTCCTACCGGCCGCATTCCAGTTCCCCCGCGCATTCCTGATCGCCGGCCCCGTCGACTGGACCCTGAAAACGTGCCTATTCGTCAACCTATTCCGCGAACACGCACCCTTGCTCACCTTTCCCGATGACCCGTTGGACTTCAACGCATGGCACGGCAACCTCGATCAGTCGCAATGGCACATCGTCGTCGCCCCGAACAGTTTCATCAAATCCATGCAATCCGGTGTTGTTTGGGCGCTACCCATCTCACGCTGGGCGACCTGGCACGACATGGCCCACCAAATTTTGGAAGACGCTGAAATGTCGGTCACCTGCACCCGCTACCTGCCCGGCGACCCGCTACCGTGGGCAGGCGCTAACCTGCGCTACGGCACCCTGGTCATCGACCTCGTCGACAAGTCCGGTGTCCTCACCGGAACCGCGCACGGCGGCACCGTCTTCTCCGGCCTGCAACGCACCGTCATCCAATTCGGGGAAGACTTCGTCGACGGCACCGAAGTCCTGGCCACCGACACCACCGTCCCACCCCAGTACTACGAGTCGCATTCGAAGTTCACCATCAAAGAACTCCCCTACGTGGTGTACCGGGAGGGTTTGAATTCGCCGATACAGTCCTCGGCGTGGATCAACAGCCCCGCCAAAGGGGTTCAGGTCAACGCTGGCGGGCACTCCGCGCCCGGCGTCAATGAAGCCATCTCCGCCACCATTCAGGCCGGGTTCGACTTGCTGGGCGGCCTTATCATGCTGTCCTCGCTGGGTTCTACTGTCGACACGTTGTTGAAACCGTTGTACGAGGACGTTGTGCTGGCCTGGTGGTCGCTGAAATCGTCCAGCAGAGCGCAGCATTCGGGCTGGGAACGGCTGTTCGAATACTTTCAGCAGGGCGCCAACAAGGCCTACACGATCGCATCGCTGATGGTGCTGCGGGCCGGGTTCTGGTCAACGAAAACGATGGTTAGCTGGAAGATTCAGGTGACTGACGGGCTGCCGTTCCTGATCGGGGACCGCGGCCTGGGGCACTACTTTTTGGACGACCGGATCGGGATCATCATCGCCGGCGACCCCACCGGCGCCATCCAAATGGACCGCGCCCGCAAACTCGAATTGGCGTGGGACAACGAAGAACAACTCGGCGCCGAATGGCAAATCACCGTCGGTGATGACCGCATCTTCCAAGATCCCGCACAGAGAGCGTGGGGGAAGATAGAGGCGATCGTTGCCGGCTTACGCGACCTCGGCGTGTACCTCATCGCCTTCCTATTGATGACGGCCACGCTTGTACTCGGCATCTCGCAATCGTCGGCACTCGCGACACATACGCTGGCCGCCGGGTCGAACATAGGTATTGGCATCATCGAAGACGTGTCCTCGGATACAGTGCGTCTTCCGAGTGTTGCGGTGCGTTCGATGGACAACGACCATGTCAACTGAGTTGCCGCTATGTGAATCCCACCGGAGATTCTCGATCCGGTTATCGGTGCGAACCCCGTTGTTATGGCAGCATTCATGACCGGTGGGTGCTGGGCCACGAAATGCCGCCAAGACGAGCCGGTGAACAAGCTCGTTCTGATACTTGCCAGCCTTCGACAGAATCACGATGATATAGCCGTTGTAAGTCACGCGCTGCTTAAGTACCCGTCCGTTCACGGGTATCCGCCGAATCCGACCAAAATTACTGGCTTCGTAGAGACCTTCAAACCTGGGAATCGGGCGCCATCGCTCCAGATGCTCACGTCCCGAAATGTCAACAGTAAAAGGCGGATATGGCATCGAATTAGTATACCGAAATGGAGTCTAAGTCACCATGACTGATTTGGCGCCACCGCAGTTCCCGCACGACTTCCCGCTCCGGGAAAACTGCAACCCTGATGATCCGTATCAGGCGTTTTTGTGGATGCTGGTGGCGTGGCCTGGGCAGAACGGCGGCCAACTCGTGATGCCCGTCGGCTATCTGCAGTTGGTGTCGAAGCGGTTGTGGGACTTGGGCGCCCGCCCTGTCGAGGCGCCGACGTTGAAGTACCGTAAGCCGGGGAATTTGGATCCGCATTGGTTGACGTCGCCGGGTAGTTGGGTGCCGATCGACGCCCCCGATGATGATCCGCGCACCCCGGCGCGGAAAGCCGCCGACACACTCGCCGCCACCCAGAAAGCGGAACTACTACGGGAATTGGCGAAAGACTTAACCCCGAAACAACGCTACGATCTGGCCCGCGCCATGGCTGAGGAAGAGGGTGACGATGACCCAGCCTGACCAATACCTGCCGACCACCGCGCTCACCGGGACCGGCGGCTTCGCCAACTTCTCCACCCAGACACAAGCCGACTTCGAAGCCCAATTCAAAGGCCCGTGGGACGCGATCCTCAAACCTTTGGTCAACATCTGCAACCTGATCGGGGATCTCCCGTTCATCCAAGGTTTGGCGGCGGCCGGGCGGGCGTTCGCCGGCGGCACCGCCTCCGCCGGCCCGCTGGGCGACATGATGGCCGGCCTCAACGCGATCGGCTCCCGGCTCAACGGCATCATCAACACACTGAAAACCGCGCTCGAAGCGGTCGATTGGCTCACCCCGACCGGGGTTATCGACGCGTTCAAAGCCCTCGTCCAGTTCGCCAAGGATCTTATCAACTGGGTCATCTGGATTGTTCAAACGTTGATTCAAGCTGAAACCCCGACCTGGTTGCAGAACTTGAAGCAGGTCTTCGAAATCGACCTGCTGCACAATGATTGGAATCAGCTGACCGCGGCGTGGGGCGCCATCAACTGGGCCAATTGGGCTATCGCCCCCGACCTGATGGCCGCCTGGGGCGCCATCCTCACCTTCCTCCAAGAGTTCGTGCAGTGGGGCCGCCTCGTCGTCCAAAACATCAGCGGGTTTGATCTGTTCAAGTCGTTCGACGTGTTCGCGTTCCCCCAACTACGCACCGCGATAAGCAGTTTCAGGAACGCGCTGCAAGCGATCAACTGGACCGGCGGGACCGCGTCGGGCGACGCCGTCAGCGCGATCACGAAATTCCTGCAAGACGCCGGCAACTGGGTACTGCAAGTCCTCGAAAACCTGGTAACAGGGATCAATACCGGTCCCATCCACAGCGTCTTTTCCGGCGTGCAAAGTTTCATCGACGGATTCGCGCTGAACCCGTTCCTCGGCGGCATCGAAACCATCGCCAACAACATCATCGACACAGTCGTCAACACGTTCCTCGGCCAAGGCGGCAGCGGGTTCAGCCTCTCGGACTTTGTCCGCGCCATCCAATCCATCCCGTCGAACCTGATGACCGGCAGCTTCGCACCCGGCCAAATCTCCCATCTCAACATCGGCATCCTGTCACCGTTCATCCCCGAATTTTTGGTCAACCCGAACTTTGATACCGCGAACTCGATTCTGGGGCAGCTTGATTGGATCTGGGACGGCACCCAAGGGCCGGCCGGGGTGTTGACGTCGGTTTTCTCGACGATGGACGGGCTGCTTAAAGAGCTGTTCTCCAATCCGATCGCGGTGGCCGCCGGCCAAGTGCTGGCGATCTCGGGTAACGCGCAGTGGACGGGTGTATCGGGTTCCACGATCGCGTTGACGGTGGCGAAGTTCGACAACACCAACACCCTGCTCGGCAACGACACCGTCGCCTCAATCCCGTCGCCGGGGGTTTCGTCGGGTTGGACGGTGCTGTCCAACAACTACACGGTCCCATCCGGTGTGTCGACGGTGGTGTTGCGGCCCATCGCCCAGGCGACTACCGGGAAGGTGTGGTTCGGGAAACTGTCCGTCAAACAAACAGCTAATTCGCTGCTGGCACAGTTGATTCCTTTGTTGGATGCCTCCAAGATCGGCACCGGCCAGTTTTCGCAAACCCAGATCATCAACCTGCCCACCGACCTGACCGCGCGAGCATTAGTCACCGACCTCAACAGCGGCTGGAACACCATCATTTCCGCGCTCGGCGGCACCGGGACGGGCCTGGCCGGTGTGCAAGCCGCCCTATTATCTATCCCTGGCGCGAACATCAGCGGCACCATCAGCGCTGTCGCCGTCAACATTCAGAACATGATCGACGCAATCCTGCTGGCGTTCAACCCTTCCTATGTTGCCGGCTCCGGATCGCTGCCCGGTGTCACCGGCGCGCTCGGCACCATCCCCATCGGCAACATCACCAACCTGACCACCAACCTCAACGCCAAAGCGCTAGCCACCGACCTCACCGCCCTGATGACCAATTTGGGTGCCGGCGTCGCCACCTTGACGGCGATCACCAACCGGCTCACCAACCTCACCCCGGGCGGCGCCTACAACGGCAACCTGGCCATCGCCCAGATCACCAACCTCACCAACTACCTGTCCCACCTGTCCCCGGCCGGTGTCATCGACAGCATCCTTTCGGTGTCCGGGCTCGGCAGCTACCTACAGAACATGAGCACCGGCGGCGTCCTCAACGGCGTCAACGCCGTGACCGGGCTGTCCACCGCCCTCAACGCGAAAGCATTAGCATCCGACCTGAACAGCCTGCTGACCAACCTATTCGGCACCCCCGCTTTGGGAACGGTGCTGCAATACCCGGCGCTACCCAACATCACGGTAGGCGGCTCCGTCGCCGACATCCAAGCCTCCCTGGTAGCTTTCGCCGACCAGATCACCGCCGCGGTAGGCATGGGCACCGGGCACCCGATCACCACCATTGGTACCGCGTTTCAAAACATTCCCGGCTTCAACGTTTTCGGCCCGGTCGGCGGCAACAACAACACCACCCACCAAAGCCTTTGGGACGCCATCGTCAACGGGATACATCCCGGCTCCGGCACCGGAAACGGTGTGTCGGATGTGCAAACCGCGCTGGCCACACTCGCGGGCACGGTGAACGGTCTGTCCGGCGGTTTGGGAACAACCTCGTACACGGTGGCCGGGACTTACACCTACACGCTTCCTTCGGCGACCAGCAACATCGACATCGTTGTTGTCGGGGCCGGTGGCGGCGGTGCGGGCGGCTCCACGGTCCTGCACGGGGTTGGTGGGGGCGCCGGGGTTTTCGGCTCGGCGGCCAACCTAGCCCGGGGCACCTCGTTTACTGCAACATCGTTCACCGTTGTTGTCGGGACGGGCGGCGCCGGCGGATCCGTATCGGGTAATCCCGGTTTCGGTGGTGGTGGCTCCTCGGTGAACTACGGCACCGGCTCGGCCAGCGGTGCGGGCGGCGCGGGTGGTGTCGGAACAGGCGGCACCCTGGTTTTTCAGGGCGCTGCGGCGGGCAGCACCACCGTCAACGGGATCACCTACACCGGCGGCGGGCAGCAGGGCAGCGCAGGTTTCAACGGTCAGTCCTCTGGCGGCGGCGGCGCCGGCGGTAACATCGGTTTCTCGTTAAGCCCCGGCGGGGCCGGTGCTAGCGGCGGCGTCTGGATCCGGGCCTACTGATGCCGTGGACTGCCAGCCCGTACGCGGTGGGGCAGCCGGCCGGGCAGTTGGGTTGGCGGGCACCGTTTTCCACCGTGTTGATAACGCCGAGCATGGTTGCGGTGGCAACGATGCTGTCGCCGACTGTGCTGGTGGGTTTCATCATCACCCCGCCCGCGATGGCCGGGGTTGCCGTGTTCCGGGCGCCGACCGTCACCTCAACGGCCGCGCTGACCGTTCCGCCGATGCAGGCCACCGCCGTGCTGCTGGCACCGTTCCTGGGAACCGTGATCCCGGTCGCGGTGCCCGTGTTGCCGGCGACCGCCCAGTTCCGCATCCCGACGGTAGCGGCCGGTGTCAGCGTGGCGTCCCCGTTGATGCAGGCGATCGCCGCGATGCTGACCCCAGCGGTGAGCAGCGCCTACGCCGAGCTGCCGCCCGCTATGACCGCTGCGGCGCTGATGCCCGCTCCGGCGGTGGCTTCCGGTGTCGGCGTGGCGCCGCCGTTGATGCTGGCGGCAGCCGCGCTGTTGACACCCACGATCACCATCGGCGGACCTATCCTGCCGCCGCCCATGGCCGCCAACGCCGCCATGCTTACACCCGCTGTCAGTTCCGCTGTCGCCATTGGCGGCGGCGTCACGGTGCCCGCCTTCGACGCCGTCGGCGGCACTGGAACCATAAATACGACAACAACAGGCAGCGAGACGCACACCGGGACAGCCGGCGCCACAGTCCTAGGGATTATCGAAATTTCGGCCGGCGTAACAATTTCATCCTTCACCTTCGGCGGAATATCAATGCCGTTGGTCGGGTCCGTACCGCTGAACAACACCTCAAGTCTGCTGGCGATATACCAGCTGACCGGCGCGCCCGGCGGTACCCAAACAGTCACCGTCACCTCAAGCGGCGTAGCAGTATCAACGTTCACCACGGTCGGCTATACGGGTGTGAACAGCGTGAGTCCCATTGTCACCGTGTACGGGACGGGCTCATCGCAGTCACAGTCGGCCACCGATTCCGCCAACCAGATCATTGTTCAGGCATTCGGCATCCATTCAGGTACCGCCTTCTCCGCGCTGGCAGGCGGAACAGTCCGTTTCAACGCGGCGCATCTCGCTATCCAGGAATCCGCGTCCAGCACCACCTTCACCGCCACCAACACCGCGGATATCTGGGCTGGGGCGTATGTCGTTTTGTCGGGCGGGGTTGGGGGTGCCCCGCTCATGGCCGCCAGCGCGGCGATGCCCGCCCCGACTGTGGCCGCGACAGCCGCCGTCACCATCCCCGCACCGCTCCTGGCCGCGGCCGCCGCCATGCCAGCCCCGACCGTCAACGTCGGCACCGGCGTCGCCATCACCGCCCCCGTCTTGCATGCCACGGCTGCTATGCCGACACCGACAGTCAACGTCACCGCCCCACCCGCCCTGACGTTCGACGCACTCGGCGCTGGTTGCGCGCTGGGCGCGAATTCGTGGAGTCACACCGGCACCGCCGGATCCTACGTAGTCGTAGGATTTGTCACGGCGTCGGCCTTCACCTCAGTAACTTTCGGCGCGTCCACAATGACCCTGCTAGGGTCGAAACCCGACACCCAAAGCGCAGGCACACTGTATTACTACCGCCTGTCGGGCGCGCCCGGCGGTGCGCAAACCGTCTCCGTCAACAGTGGCAGCGGTGTTTTCGGAAATTCGATCTCCTACAAAAACGTCACTTCCGCAGCACTACAAACGGTTAACAACAGCACCGCGGGAACGGCGCTATCGCAGGCCGTATCCTGCACCAGCAGCCAAATCATCGTGCAGTCCTTCATGGACAATTACACCCAATCAATCGCGAGTTACAGCGGCGGCACAAGCCGGTACATCGCCCCAGCACCCATATTCACGCTGAGTACCGCCGCCGCGACAACAACGTTCACAGCAACCGACAGCAACTCAACCTACTGGGCCGGCGTCGCCGCAATCCTCTCCTAAACCCCAACTAACAGAAAGAAACAAACGATGGCACTCACCACCCTCACCCGCCAAACCGAAACCATCCAAGGCATCGAACTCAAAGGCCCACCCGACATGCTCACCGTGCTGCAAAATATCGGCGGCTTCACCGCCTCCGTGTACGGCGGCAGCGTCCAAATGCAGAACAACGCCGGAACCATTACCTGGCAACTCTTGATCAACAACACCACCGCCAACAGCAGCGCGTTCGCTGTCGTTGGCGATTGGGTGATCATCGAAAACCACGCCATCGTCACCGTCTGCAAACAAGCCGACTACGCCAGCATGTTCGTCTAAGAAAGGAACCTAACTCCCCATGGCTACCGCTCATTTTTATGACTGCTACTGGCAGTCGTTGAACAACAAGGAAATTAACCTCCTGTCGGACACCATCAAACTGATGCTCACCACCAACGCCTACGTCCCCAACCGCGGCACCGACCGCTACCAATCCGCGGTCACCAACGAAGTCGTCGGCACCGGCTACACTGCTGGCGGGGCCACTGTCGGATCCATAGCCAACGCGATCGCCAGCAATGTCTACACCATCACCGGCGCAAACGTGTCCTGGCCGTCCTCCACGTTCACCACCCGCATCGGCGTCCTCTACGACTCCACACCCGCCACCGCCGCCACCCGACCCCTCATCGGATTCGTCGACTTCACCACCGACCAATCACCCTCCAACGGAACACTATCCGTCACCTGGAACGCCTCAGGCATCGGAACAGTCACCGACAGCTAGAAAGGACACCGAATGACCGCACCAGACGACACCACCGAATACCGGGTATGGTACGACGCGGTAGACGGCGCACGCCGCTCCCTGAACGCCGAAGACGAAGCCGGCGTACAACAAATCATCGCCGACCTCGACGCCGACGAAGCGCGCCGCCAACTCCTCGCCACCACAGTCGGGCTGACCACCGAACCCCACGACTACAACATTGCGGCCGAGAAAGTCACCACCAACAGCACACCCGTCGATCTATGACCGCACCGCCGCCGCCGCCCGAAGTGCGGCAATGCCAAGACAACACCCACCCCGCCTACACCGCCGTAGCAGTCAACGCCGGCACCAACCGCTGGGGCGTCATGCACCCAGCCAACGGCGGCTACTGGGCGTTAGACACCGACGTCGCAGACTGGACCGTCCTCACGTGATCACCGAAAACAATTGGCCCTCCTGTGGTGCTGATCGGTGCGACAAAACCCCCATCCCCGGCACCCAAATCAACCTGCCGCTACAACAAGGCCAACCCGCCGCGATCATGAAAGCGTTCGCCGCCGACTACCACGTCTACATCGAAAGCCTCTACAACGGGGCCAGCGATGAAGGGGGGTGGACGCCCACCAATTCCGTCGCGACGAGCAATCATCTCGGCGGAACTTAACCGCGATGGATCTTAACTGGACAGACCACCCCTTCCAAGTCCGCGGCACTTTCTCCCACGACCAAGTCAACACCATCCGCGAACTGTTGGCCTACTACGAAGACACCATCTTTTGGGCCGGCGACTGGGAGAGCCCCGTGGACGAAATGCACTGGCAGATGGGCTATGACACCTACAAAAACAGCCACACCCAAGAGTTCATCGACCGCAAAATCCGCCCGGATGGGTTCAGCTTTTTCCGGCAGACCATCACCCCGGCGATCGACCGTAAACCCGTCACCCCGTCTGAAGGTGGCACCAGCTGGGCTGACGTGTCGCAGTATCAGGGCCGGCCTGTGGACTCTACCTATCCCTACGGCGTCCTTAGCTTTAGGACTAACAGCGGCGACAAGGTTGATACGTTGGCGTTGGAGAATGCGCGGTCGGCGAAGAAAGCGTTGGCCAGCGGCGGCAGTTCCCTCGTGATTCCGTACTACTTTTTCAGGCCCGGCGAAGAGAACTGCGACCTACACCGAAAAGTGTTGGAGGACGCCGGATTATGGAACGTCGACGGCACGATCACCATGGTTGATGTCGAGTCCGCGGGCGGCGCCATCAAAGGGGATCAGTCGTGGGAGATCAACGACGAAGTGAACCGGATACGGGGCTGGTACGGCAACACCCGCCGCGTCTGCGGCTACTGGAACCCCAACGCCGACAGCGGATTATGGTTAACCCGGCCCTACGCGCTGGAGCTGATCATCCCGCAGTACAACAACCGGCCCGGCGACCTCACCGGCGTCCACGACAACATCGCCGTCCGCGAAGCGTTCGCGCACCAGTACACCGACAAAGCCACCGACGTGCCACCATGGTCGGGCCAGGGCGTCGATATGAACTGGTCGGTTTACACGCTGGCTGAGCTACTGACCCTGTTCGGGCTGAAAGAGGCGATCAAAGAACCGGAGCCGGGTGGCCCGATTGATGTCACGGACGCGGATCTGGAAGAGTTGTGTAGCGCGATCGGGGCTCAGTTCCTTGCCTAGAATGCATGCCCTCACCGGTGTCGGTGTCACTACCCGAGTCGCTTGTGAGAGTGCAGATCTCGGTGTCATGCGCTGGGACGATCAACGCCACTGCGTAGCCGCCATGATGGGCGACAATTTTGAATTCTGGAAGATGGGCGGGGAGTGGCAATCGCCTTCGATTATCTGCTACGACCTCGACCTGAACGTGCTAGGTGTTCCCACTAAGGACGGGATCGACCCGAACGGCCGGCGCAAGCAATTATTTGAATATCAGCATGGGAATGATGATTTCACGACGATTTTGCCTTGTGACTTCATCAAGGTTGGTGACTGGTGGTACGCCGCGCTCATGGTTACCGCGGGCTTGGGACATGAGAAGCGGACCGTGTTCTGGCAGAGCCGCGACCTCTACGACTGGCAGAAAACAGACCCGTACGTCAGCTTGGTTCACCTCGACAAGAACATGCGGCATGTCGGGCACGCCGGGAACACCATGCTCACCTTCGACCAGATCGGCGACTACGTCCACATCTTCGGGACTGCCGGTTTAGCGCGGGACCAGGCGATCTGGCTGTGGCGCAGCCCGGTCGATGACTTCCCGCACGGGGATTGGGAGCCGTGGGGTGCGGATCATCAGCGCTGGGGGTGGGGCATTCCGAATGAGTCGACGCCGGTGTTACCGGGCCGGTTCGGGGAGCTGTGTTTCCGGCATCTCCAAGGCAACTGCGTACTTAGTTTCTTTGACGTCGACAACTACTGCCAGACCGCGCTCACCGTCATCGACCCGACCGATGATTGGACGACGGCGAACCGTTGTGATTACGCGTGGGGGCAAGACTTTCCGCAGTTGTACGGCGGGTATATCGCGCCGGGTTCGCGGTTGAATCAGGCGAACGGGATGCGGTTCGCCGTCTCGCAGTGGAACACCGCCAACAACGACCCGTATCACGTCGTGAGGTTTGATGACACGTTGTTGGCGCAAGGCCCGCTTATTGAGCCGCCCCCAAAACCCGTCCCAGTCCCCGTCCCCGTCCCTATCCCGACACCACCCTTGTCAGGGGAGCCCATGGACCCACAAGCCCTCTACGAGCTGTTGTTGCGCGAATTGTCCGCGTCTGGAAGCACGAAGATCACGACACCGGATGGGGTGAACATCACCCTTAGACAAGCGGTGGAACAAATCTTCTGGAAGGAACGCGGCCCGCATGACATGGCCGGCGCGAGGCCGCGGCACCCATCCGAAACCGACGACCAGCTCGGCCACGTCCTCAACGCCCGCGCCGAAGGCCTCTACACCCAAGCCCTGATCTATGCGCTAGCCAACAAAGCCGGCATCGACACCAGAACCATTTACCGCCAAGTACAGGACTCACTGTGACGCTGCCCTGGGACGAGCTGAAACCCGAACCCCCGCCACCCCCACCACCGAACCTGCCCGACGTCATCATCCCTTCTCAATCAGTGCAACTCGACCTCGGGAAAATCCTCACCGACGCCCTCGCGCAAGTTCTTCACCAAAGAACCCAACCAGGCGGCGGCGACACTCCACAAAGGAGACCGCAAATGAAACAAGGCGCTGTAGCGAAAATCATCGACACCCTCATCGGCTGGCTACCCGACAAAACCCAGGCAAAGATTCAGGCGTCCCGCAAAGCCGTCGTCGCCGGCATCGGCACCCTACTGACCGTGTTGACGTTCGTCAGCGACAAATTCCACTTCCTGATACCGCCGCAGTACGCCGAACCCGTCGCCGCGGTGATCGCGTTCCTGACCACGATCCTCACATACACCACTCCCAACCAGTTGCCTGATGTGGACGACAGCGGCGCGTAACGCTGTTCGCGTATCGGTGGCGCTGTGCGCGTGCGCGGCCGCGCCGACACCACCGGCACACGCCGACACCATCTGCCCCTATCCCGGCGTGGGAGTCTTAGGTGTCAACGTCGCCGGCATCAACGGCGGATTCTGCGACTTCCCCACCGAGATCAACGGGGCGCACTGGCACTGCCAAGCCGGTGGTGTCGGCCTGGGGATCGGATTCGGTGTCAGCGGCGCCGGCGGCGTCAGCGGCGCCCAAGCTGGGCAGGGCGCGGGCGGGGTGTCGTGTAACTGGCGCTGCCCGGACGGCGTGGACGCACCCACACCCAACCCGCCGGGCGCGTGGAAAAACTACTTGGTCCCGATGAACAGCACCAATTTTTGCCGCGATCACATGACCCCGAACGGGTTTTGGTCCGCGCCCGTGTTGCCGACCGAAGGTATCCCGCCGGTCAATGAACAGCCGCCCGCGCCGGGCGAGGTGCTGCCGCCGCAGCCGGTCCCACCGCCCGAACCGACGCCGGTGCCCGGGGAGCCGTTGATACCGGCAACACCACCGGCGCCGCCTGATGTTCCGGCACCGTAGCCGGCCATGCCCGCACCGGGACGTCATCCGCGCGTGCATCACTTGCGGCCGCACACCTGAACGGCACGGCATCAACTGTCTGTGTACTGATTTCCGGGTGGTGTGCGCCCGCTGTGCCACGCTGCAATACGGCAGATCCCCCTAGTAGGCGAAAAAACTTCTCAGCCACACCAGCGTCAACACGAGCGAACCCGTAAGCATCAACAACACGACGAAAAACGCCGCGAGTTCCGCACGCGAAATGTTCAACGTACTTCCCATTCCAAGGTGTCGATGCGGTCCCGTAGGTCCGTGATGTGTTGCTGTAGTTTCTGGCAGTCCGCGCAGTCGTCGCCTGAAGTCGTGTCCATCGGCGCTCAGCCCCAGCTTCCCGGGGTGCCTTGCGGCACCCGCACGCCGAACCAGTTGCACGGCGCCATGTTGCGCCAGGCGATGACGGCGCATTGGGTGGCGGGGTCGGCGGGCGGGGCGCACGGCGGCAGCCCGGGGCCATCACACACGTCGGCGTGCGCGATGCCGGTGCCGGTCGCACCGCATAGGGCGATGACCAGGGTGCAGATGATTTCGCCCGCGATTGATATTTTAGTCCTCGTTCTCATGCAATGATCTTTGCATAGGGTAGTTGTTTGATGCAACAATCTATGCAAAAGTAATCCGTGTGGACGACCTCATCGGATCCGCCGAAGCCGCCGAAATCCTCGGCAAAGACCAAGCCACCATCAGCCGCTGGGTCGCCAACGGCACCCTAAAACCCGCCACCAAACTCCCCGGCCTCTCCGGCGCCTTCCTCTTCCACCGCACCGACATCGAAACACTCGCAACCCATGACTGAACACGAATTGCTGGCCGAAGACGCCGAATCTGTGGCGCGCGAATTAGACCGGGCGCACCCCGACCGCATCTGCGCCTGGTGCTTCCACCCGCGCAACAGCGACGAATGCCAGTTCGCCGCGAAGCACACACCCTACGTTGAGAGGTTCGCGCCGCGATGATTATCGGCGTGCCGCCGCGTCGCACACCGCCCGCAAATCAGCCGCCGCCACCGCCGTATACCGCTGCGTCGTAGCAACCGAAGCGTGCCCAAGCATCTCCTGGATAGCGCGCAGATTCCCGGTCCCGGCATAGCCGCGGGTGGCGAACCGGTGCCGCAGCTGGTGCATCGACCAGCCCGCAGGCATCACCGCCGACACCAGGTGCCCGACCCGGTCCGCGGAGATGTGCCCGTCGATCTTGCCTGGGAACACGAAGCCGCCCCACGGCGCGGCCCGCCGGATCCGGCCCGCGAGCTCGGCGGTGACCGGGATCACCCGCTGCCGCGCGCCTTTACCGTGCACGATCAGCGACGGACCATCCAGGCCGGCCAGCAGATCGTCACGATGCAGACACGCCACCTCGGCGCGCCGCAACCCGGCCTGCCCGGCCAGGCGCACCATCAACGCCACCCGGACATCGGTGATCGCCGTCAGCGCGGCCCAGACGTCGTCGGTCACCGGGCGCGGCGCCGCGACCGCGGGGCGCACCACCGGCAACCCCGCCGCCGGGTCGGCGTCCACCACGCCGGTCAGCAACGCCCACCGATAGAACGAACCCAGACTGGCCCGCAGCCCGCGCCGATGCTCCAACGACACCGCCCGCCCGACGATCCCCACCAGCTCGCCGGTGGCCACCTTATCCGGATCGGTCACCTGTAGCTCGCGGGCCACCGACCGGACATGGGAACGCCGCGTCTTACGCGTCGCCGCCGACGTCCCCGCCGCCGCCAACCACACCAACCAGTCCTCGATCAGCTCATCCCAGCGACCCGGCAACCGATACGACAACACGTGAACATCGGGCATAACGCACATATCGCACTCGAACGGGGCCCCGCTACCGATTTCCTTACCTCTGTGACCTAATTCATAGGTTGTCGTAGTAACTGCGGATCGGGCAGGTTGGCGGTGCGGTGGTTACCCATAATCACGCCTTACGTCAACTACTCAACGACATTCGTCGTTATCCCGTGCGGCTGCCAGGGCGGCGAACAACCCGGCTAACACCTGGCCGAACTCCTGGCCAGATTGTGCAGAATCCAACTGCTCAGCAATGGTCTTGGGCTGTGTCATCAAAAATCTCCTCCTTTCATCCTCAGGCTCGAAACGATCTGATAGCCCTTGTCTGCCAGCTCGGCCACGATTGCGTCGGCGACGTGTGTGCCGTGAAACTCACCCAGCTCGCCTCGGTGGCCGCAGTGGCACCGACATTTGTCGGGCTTGCCGTTGTCGATCCAGCCGCCGGCGTGGTAGGCCAAGATTCCAGTCAAGGTCTGTCGTACGTGATCGGCCATTCTTTGCTCCCTCTACCGATAAAACCGCGTTCTGTCAGGCTACTAACCGCTGACTGGGCAGATCAGCGGTTAGCATTCCCGTTCGTGACCGTTCCCGCCGCCCACGTACGCTGCGGAGGGTTCCTTTCCATCCACCAAGTGTGCTGCGGTGGGCCGAAGCAATCACAGTAGTGATAAGACCGCCGACACTCGGGGCATTGATACGTCGGCGTCATCAGCCGACGAAACCACCCGTAACGCCACAGCAGTCGCTTCATGCCGCTATTCCTTTCAAACCGCTAATCGGGCAGATCAGCGGTTCGCCTACGGCTTAGCCGATGCCCCGTCGGAGTCATCCCAGCAGCCATAGTGAAAGTTCGGCAGTCGCCCAGACAAAAGCGACGACAAGTAGCAGAAACCACACGACAGCAGCCTTGGACATGTCCATCAGCCGGTACTCGTACTTGTACGCGGCGCACAGTTCCCAAAACCCTTTGAGCATCATGTCCCTTCGTTGGATTCGTCACTCATGCCGCGACCGTAGACCACTGACCGAAGGGTTGGTGGTTCGAGTCCACCCGGGGGAGCAACAACTCGGCAACCGGCACATCCAGCCACTGAGCCGTCACCACCACATCCACCGCACCCCACGCCCGCTTACCCCGCATCCGCCTCGACACCGACCCCTGATCAACCCCCAGCAAATCCGCTAGATCTTCCTGCCGGCGGTGGTTACGCCACATCAGGGTATGGATGCGTTCACCGATCACCGCGTCGTCGATCGGCGCCGCATGCGTTCGTGCGCGACTCATAACAGTTGACAATACGACACAACCGCGACAAACGCGACAACTTGCGTGTCGCGGTTGACAGCATATGGCGCAACGCCATAACGTCCCGCGGGTGTCATATTCATGCACGCCACCCCAACTCCTCACCCCCAGCCAAGTAGCCCGCCTCTGGGGCGTCTCCCGGCGCACCGTCCAGCGCTACATCGCCGACGGGAAAATCCCCGCCATCCGGCTCCCCGGCGGCCAGTACCGCATCCGCGCCGAAGACGCCCAAGCCGCCATCGAAGCCGCATCATGACCACCTTCCTCATCGGCCTCATCGTCGGCACCTCCCGCACCCGACTCATCACCGCACCACCCCGCCGCCGCCGACCCCGCGACGTGTTCGGACCCCTCCACAAATGGGGCCACCCCATCAACAGGCAGGGACCGCCATGACGCACCCCGACCCCGACGACCCCGACGAGCTCGCCGACACCATCTTCGACCTCGAACTCGAATACGCATTCCCCGACGACGACAAGGACCAGCCATGACCCGACACGACAAAATCACCGACCTCGCCATCACCCCCCAACGCGCCGCACACCAACACTTCGAAGAAGAACTCACCATCCTCGCCATCGCCCGCACCAGAATCTTCCGCCAAGCCATCCACGCCGACGCCCACCTCCCCGACATGCCCAACCTCATCGACCACACCCAACTCAACGACGCCTACACCGACCTCAACGAAGCCGCCCGCGGCCAAGACCCCGTCACCGCCGAACTCGCCAAATGGCGCCAAGAACTCGAAACCACCCGCGCGTGATGGGCAGACACCACAAAACCGAACACCCCGACGACGACGTGCCCGCCGATTCGAACGGACGCTTCGACATCATCACCGACCAATCCGGCTGGCACCCCAAACCCAGCCCACCCCAAAACGTTTGGCAAACCTACCGACCAATGTTCCGCGGCCTCGACGCCACCACCGAACTGCCCACCATCGGCGAACCATTAGCCGCCCAACGCAACCCCGAACCAGACGGCCCGAAAACCTACACCCGCGAAACATTGATCTTCTGGAACATCGTCACCGCCATCCTCACCGCCGGCACCGCATTCATCACCTTCTACCTCATCGCCGCCCAAGCCGGACTCTGCCGATGAGCAACACCCGCCGACTCTGCCCCATCTGCCGAAGACCCGTGCTACCAACCAAACTCGGCAACGTCGGCGGCCACCTCGACAAAGCCGGCCACCCCTGCCCCGCAAGCTACAACCTCGCCTACACCCACACCCTCGACCCGCCACAAAAAAGGCCCCACCCATGACCGACCACGAACCCCGCCGCTGCCCCTACTGCCGCCGCGGACTTTTCCACGACGAAAACATCTGCAACATATGCGCACAACCCGACACCGACGAGGAGATCAGGGCATGACTAACCGCACACCCGCACGGGATTTGCTAGACATGGCCGCTGAAATCGCCGTAGCTGGCGACGTCCCTACCCGCGCGATCGTGCTTGTACTAATCGACATCGCCCGCACTTTGCGCAGCATCGACCTGGAACACGGCATCTCCGACTGTGCAAAATCAGACGCCACCAAAAACGGCCAGTGACAATGAAACTCACCTACAACGACACCAGCCACGCCTACTACCTCGACGGACGCCGCGCCAAATCCGTCACCGCCGTAGCCAAAATCCCCACCGACCAATACGCCATCAACAAATGGCACGAACGCATGACCGCCATCGGCACCGCCATCGACCCCAACATCAGAGAAAACATCGCCCGCCACATCGACAACAAAGACGCCCTCAACGACCTCTGCGAAGAAGCCAAAAAAATCGCCAAAGCCCACCACGCCGCCGACCGCGGCTCACAAATGCACCGGGTCCTAGAACTCGTCCTACTCGACCAAGAACACAAACTACTCACCGACCAACAACGCGCCGACGCCGAAGTCCTTAAACGCACCCTCGACCACTATCACCTCACCCCCTACGACTACCTCACCGAACAATTCGTCGCATGGCCGCACTACACATTGTGCGGCCGCTTCGACGCCGTCCTCGAAAAACCCGGCGGCGCACTAATCCTCACCGACCTCAAATCCGGACCCAACGCCATCACCTACCCCCACAGCGTCTCCGTACAACTCGCCCTCTACGCCCGCGCCCCCCACATCTCCGACAACATCCACACCCAAGGCGATAAATCCACCGTCACCGACTGGCGCGAAATGCCCCAACGCCTCGACTACCGCCGCGGCTACGTCCTCCTCGTCGAACCCGACGCCAAAATCGGCACCCTACACGAAATCGACATCGAACACGGCTGGGCCGCAGCGCAAATGGCGCTACACATCATCGAATGGCGCAAACAACTATCCAATGGCAAAGACATCGTCCGCGAAGTACCCGCCCAACCCATCCCCGACATCATCGAACAACTACACGCCAGCATGTTCATCAGCCTGGCCCAACGTGCCCGCACTGTCGAAGAGTTACGTGATGTGTGGGAGACAGCGAAACATGAAAACCAGATTACCGCGCAACTATTGGACGCCTGTACCCAACGGAAACAGCAGCTGACCGAAGGCGCAGCATGACCGACGAATACGTTATGCGGGCACCATGCCCAGAGTGCTCAACCTGGGAAGGCATAATGACCACGGTCGGCAGTCAGGACACCGTGCGCTGCGCTGCGTGTAATCGCCACTGTTACAACGCACCCAGATCCGAAACCGGGCGCCCAACACGATCCTTACGCACCCGACCCACCATCAAACCCAGCCAACGAGCACGGATCCTGCTCCGCGACAATGCCACCTGCGTCATCTGCCACCGCGCCAACGTGCCACTAGACCTTGGTCACCTGATCTCAGTCCACGACGGACCCGCATTCGGGCTGACCGAACCCGAACTGTTCAGTGATGAAAACCTGGCCGCCATGTGCGACTCCTGCAACTCCGGGCTATCCAGCGCCACCGTCCCACTAAGATTCCTCGCCGCAGCACTCCTCGCCCGGCTGAAAAACATCCCTGATGAGCCCACAACTGAATAACGAAACCAGTTAAAACACACAACAACACAGGAGAACCAACAACTATGTCCGACAACCTAGAAGGCTTCTTCGCCGGCGGCGGCCGCGCAGCCAAATTCCCCACCATCGGCACCACCATCACCGGAACCATCAAAAACGTCCACCCACCAGAACCCCAACGTGACATCAAAACAGGCGCCGAACTCACCGGAAAAACCCAAGTCCGCATCGAACTGGTCACCAACGACCGCGACCCCGACATCGACGACGACGACGGCACCCGCACCCTCTACGTCCGCGGCTGGATGAAAGGCGCCATCGGCGACGCACTACGCAAAGCAGGAACCCGCAAACCCAACATCGGCGACACCCTGTCCATCACCTACACCAGCGACGGCACCCCACCCCAACCAGGATTCAACGGACCCAAACTCTTCGACGCCACCTACACACCCAAAGGGGCAGCATCCACCGAGCAATTCTTCACCAACGGAAAAACCGACGCACCACCACCAGGAATCAGCCCCGAAGCGTGGGCCGCTATGCCGGCGGCCACCCGCGCCACCGTCGCCGCCGCAATGAGCAGCGACGACCCACCCTTCTAACAGGTTGAGCCGCGCATCATTCCCGCTGCCCAGACCCCCGAAGGGGAAGGAATTGAAAATTGGCTGGCAGCCGACCCCCACAAAGGCAGCGGGAATGACGCCCCCACCACACAGCGATCACCCCGGCTACGCATTCGCCGCGCCCCTCTACTGGAAAGCAGGATGGCGCAGCATCCTGCCCCTGCCACCACGCGCCAAATCCAAACCACCCACCGGATACACCGGCAAACGCCACAACACCGACCCCTCCTACGCCGACATCACCACCTGGACCGAACTACACCCAGACGGCAACACCTGCCTACGCCTACCCGACGACATCGTCGGCATCGACATCGACAACTACGGCGCCAAAACCGGCGGTAAAGCCTTCATCGAAGCCCAACAACGCTGGGGCGAACTGCCCCCCACCATCAGATCCACCAGCCGCACCGACGGCATCTCCGGCATTCGGCTCTACCGCACACCGACCGGCTTGCACTTCATCGAAAGCATCGCCTTCCCCGAACTCGGCATCGGCGACATCGAAATCATCCAACGCGGACACCGCTACGCCATCGTCTGGCCCTCCATCCACAACGAAGGACGCCACTACCGCTGGCTTACCCACAACCTCCAACCCGTCACCGACATCCCCACCCCCAACGACCTACCCCCACTCCCCGACACCTGGCTACACGCCCTCCAAGAACACACCACAACACTCACACCAACCGGCGGCGGCGAACACTACAACATCCGCGACGCCCTCACCGGCGGCCAACCCTCACCCCGCGTCGCCGAACGATTACGCCAAGGAATCAAAGAACTCAACCTCCCCGGCCAATCCCGCCACATCACCACCCGCGGACACGCACTCGCCCTACTGCGACTAGGAAAATCCGGTGAACCCGGCACCCGCACCGCACTCACCACGCTCGGCGAAACGTTCGTCGCCCTCGTCGCCGGCGACCGCGGCGGCGGCGAGAACGAAGCCCGCACCGAATTCAAAAACATGGTCACCGGCCGCGGTGCCGCCGCCCAGCTCGCCATCCCAGGACTCACCGACTGGATACAACACATCAGCGGCAACGCCTCCGATGAACCCGACCAACCACCCCCCACATCAGCGCTAGTCGTCGCCGACATCGAAAACGGATTCTGGGAAGCCCGCGAATCTCTACGCATCATCTTCACGGCCGCCCTGGCCCGCATGTGCGCGCCCTGGGCAGTGCTGGCGCACTGCGCCGCCCGCGCGCTGGCCCTCACCCGACCCAACGCCACCCTGCCAGCCCTCATCGGCGGCCCAGGATCACTGAACTGGTTCGGTGCCATCGCCGCACCCTCCGGCGGCGGCAAAGGATCAGCAACCTCCACCGCTCGCGACCTCATCCGCGAACCGCTGACTATCCGGAATTTGGGCTCCGGAGAAGGCATCATCGGCGCGTTCCAGCACAACACCGACGAAGGACCCCAAACACGAGAATCCGTCATGTTCCTCGCCGACGAAATCGACACACTCGACGCCCTGAGTGTTCGCAGCGGATCCACCACCATGAGCGTCCTGCGCTCCGCGTTCTGCGGCGAAACCCTCGGATTCTCTTACATCAGCCGCGGCCGCGACATCCACATCAACGCACACACCTACCGCATGACACTACTGATTTCCGTTCAACCCAGCCGCGCCAGCACACTCATGGGCGACCACCAAGGCGGCACCCCGCAACGCTTCCAATGGTTCCCCGGCATCGACCGCAGAATCACCGCCGAGCCGCCCTGGATGCCCGGCCCACTCACACTCCCACCCGCGGCAATATGGCAATACCCGCGGGAACTGCCCATCCCTGACTGTGCCCGCACAATAATTTTGCAAGAACGCGTCAAAGCGGCCACAGGCGAAACCAACACCATCGACGGCCACACCATGTTCATCCGCGAAAAATTCGCCTACGCACTCACCCTCCTAGACGGACGCACAGAAATGACCGTCGAAGACTGGGAACTAGCGGGCATCGCTATCGACATTTCTTCTGTTACCCGCGGCTGGGTTACCGGCCAATTAGCACGGTCACAAGAAGAAGACGCACAAACACGCGGACGCCTATTAGGCGTCACTTACGCCGCCAGCGACGACCAACGCGTAGTGCAGGTCGCTAAACGCGACCGGCGCATACAGGATCTTGTTTTAACGCGACTCAAAGAAGCCGGGCCAACGACGTTGGGGACACTGCGCCGCGCCATGACATCGCGCGACCGGCCCTGGGTCGAAACGGCAGTAGCAGCTCTCACGCAGGCCGGTTTGATCAGGTTCGAGGGGGAGAAGTGGTGCGTGAGCTGACGATTCCAGCAAATGTGGCCAATGTGGCCATGTGGCCATCCGTGTGGCCACATTCCTCCGAAACTCTAAACCCTTGGTTGAGGGCCCACCTGCTCATATATATAAACTATATAAATTTTTCATCCTTAATTAACCACACAGAGACGGACCCCCAATGTGGCTGGCCACATGGCCACATCGCAGCAAAGCAAAGGAGACGACCCACCTATGACCCGCACCCGGCGCAGCGCCAAGACCCTCGGCGCCACCTTCGAACGCCAAATCGCCGACTACCTCAATCACGAGCTCGACGACCGAATAGACCGGCGCATCCGCTACGGCATCAAGGATCGCGGCGATATTGCGGGGTTACGTATTCACGGCCGCCGCTTGGTTATCGAGGCCAAGAATTGTTCACGGCTAGAACTGCCGGCCTGGTTACGCGAAGCCGACATCGAAGCGGGAAACGATGATGCGCTCGCCGGCGTGGTGGTGCATAAGCGCCGCGGGACGACAGATCCCGGCCGCCAATTTGTGACAATGACCGTCGACGACTTCTGTGCGCTGATTGACGGATACCGACACGGCCACCGCACCGACCGACTCGGCAATGGCGGCGCCGCATGAACTACACCCCACCTAAAACCCAAAACGAACAACGCACCCGCGGCGGCGCCAGCGCCAAATACGCGCACCTACACCGATCCGAAACATTCGACTGGGATACCGCCATCACCCGATTCCACGCCATGATGCGCAACATTTACCGCAATCCACCGAAAGGCCCGAAATGACCAGCCGCCGCCGATACCGGTCAAGTCCGTTGCGCGCCGCCGTCTACGCGCTCACCGACGCCATCGCCGACCTCTGCGAACCTAGACACGTCGCCGGAACGCGAGTAGCTTCCCGGTATGCCCAACTCCGTGACGCCGTGGACATCGCCGCGAGCCGCGCCGGGACGGGCACCGGCAGCAACCGCACCCCATGCTGGCTCGACGCCCTGAAACTCGCCATCCGCATCGACGCCCGGACCGCCGAAATCCGTGCCACCCCAACCCGATCATGGCGACCGCAAGACATCCCGAAAATTGAACAGCTGACCACCGAAATCGGTGCGTGGTGCAAGGCCATTGATGACCTGTTTTCGATCAAACCGATTTACCTGCCGAATCCGTGCCCCCGCTGTGACCAGCGTTGGACCCATCGTTTAAACGACGAAGGCGAGCGCACCCGAACGCCGGCACTCGCGTTAACGGCCGAACGCGGCGCCTGGTGCCAAGCCTGTCACGACCGCTGGGAGCCCGAACGGCTGCCGCTTTTGGCCCGCCAGCTGGGCACCATGCCCGCAACCGTAGGAAATTACAGGGTTGTGGTTTAGTCTGACGTCACGTGCTAGACAGCGCTCAAAATCAGGTTGATCCATGACTCCGCTGCTCGTGGGGACGTACCGCAAAACCAAGCACATCGGCGACTGCCTACGATCCGTCGACGAACACCTCACCGGGATCACCGATATCACGTTCATCGACGACAGCGGCGACCCGGAACACTCGACCTGGCTACGTCAGTACGGCGCCGTCGTCGAAACCGGCGGCCGCGGCTACACGGTAGCGATGAAACAGCTGTGCAAAGCCGCCAAAGATCGCGAATCGTTTGTGCTGGAAGAGGACTTCACGTTCCTGACCGACGTGAACACCAACGAGCTCTCTGAAATCCTGTTCTACCGCCCGCATTTGGCGCAGATCGCGCTGCTGCGCGGCCCGCATTTCCCGATCGAGCACCAATACGGCGGCCTGATCGAAGCGCTGCAGGCCAAAGGGCACAAGTTTCGGGACGCCGGCGGTGTGATCGAGCAGTCGGCGACGTTCACCGCGAACCCGTCGCTATGGCGCGGCGACGTGTTCACCACCGGCTGGCCGACCGCGCGATGGTCGGAGGAAGTCAAACGCGACCAGCTGATTGTCCGCGGCTACCGGTTCGGGTATCTGCCTGGTATCCGGGTGGCGCATCACGGCGAGCGGGAAGGGACCGGCTACTGATGGAAAAACAGCTCGGTTATCACCAGCGAGGCGTGCTGCTAGACATGCTCGATAATTACGGCGTTTGGCCCCCGCATTGGCGAAGAATCCACCCCGATTGGGCCAAATCCTTGCTCCGCAAAGGTTATATACAGCCTATAGAGGTGAGGATGCAGGTCAAAATGTGGGACATGGTCATCGACAGCAACGACGTACCCACCTACCGCATCACCGATCTCGGTCGAAAACGCATGGCTGTATGAACAACGTCACCGTGGCGATGCCGTGGCGCGCCACACCCGAACGTGAACCCGCACACCAACGCATCAAACAATTTTGGGCGCATCACCAGATTCCGCTCATCGAAGCTGACAGCGACAAACGCCGACCGTTCAACGTCGCTCAAGCCCGCAACAACGCCGTCAAAAAAATTCGTACCGCGCTGGTGATCGTCGCCGACGCCGACAGCATCCCCGACATCGGCAACATTCATCAAGCCATCGGCCTGCTCGACGACAACCCCAACCTGGTGATCTGGCCCTACACCCTGTATCGGCACATCCCCGCCGACTGGGTCAACAAGTCCGACTTGATGGGCGCACCGGCGGACCGCACCTACTACAACAGCGTGGGCGGCCTGTTCATCCTGTACCGCGAAACCTACTGGCGGCTCGACGGGATGGATGAAAAGTTCGGCCCGCATTGGGGTTTCGAAGACAACGCGTTTCATCACGCCGCCGCAACCTTGGCGTCGGTGACCAGGATTCCGGGGATTGTGTTCAGTTTCAACCACCCGGCCGAACGTGACACGACCGATGCGAACCCGAATAAGGCGCGCAACAAACTTTACGAATTCGCTCGCGGGAAGCCCGCGATCATGGCCCAACTCATCGCCCGATAGGAAACCAGGTGACCACCACCGAAACCAGCCTCGCGACGTTTGACACCGTCATCGTCGCGCACACCAGCAGATCGTTGTGGGCCAGCGACCTCGCCCACCAAACCAACGCCCACCTCAGCATCGACAACGGCCGACTCGGCTGCACCCAAAACCATTTAGCCGCATGGGAACACCACAGCAAGTTCACTAGCGCCGATTGGAGCGTGATCCTTGAGGATGACGCTATGCCGATACCCGATTTCACTGCTCAGACTGGTTTGGCGTTGGCTGCCGCACCCACCGACATCGTGTCCCTGTATCTCGGCCGGCAGAGACCGCCGCAATACCAGGACGCGATCGCTGCCGCTGTTAAGCACGCTGCTCGGCATAACCACGCATACGCCACCGCACCAACACTTTTCCACGCCGTCGGCGTCGCCATCCGAACAAACCTGCTGCTCGGCATGCTCAAGCACGTTTCACACATCCACACCGGGCTCGACATCGACGAAGCCATCACAGAATGGGCGCGATATCACAACCGACTGATCGCCTACACGATGCCCTCTTTGGTGGATCACCGCGACCAGGGCACCATCGCCAAGCATCGGGATTATGCGCCGCGCGAGCCTGGGCGCACCGCCTACAAAACCGGCACCCGCGACACCTGGACCAGCGACGGCGTTACGACAATCGACATCCCATGACCAGCAGCCTCACCACTACCCAAACCACCGAAGTCACCGCACGCGCCACCAACAACCCCAGCTACCCCGGCGGAAACATCTGCCAACGCAACCTCGCAGGCTGCACCCAAACCACCAACGTCGTCGAAACCGCCTACCCCATCAAACAATTGCAACAATTCCGATTCGACATCAACACCACCGACGTCAACTTCGCCGTCTGCAACAACTGCTCCCAAAACAAAACCCTCAACAACCTCGCCACACCACCGCTGAACGTCGCCGACATCGCCGGCAACATCGTGCAAACCGGAATCAACACCATCAACACGTGGATCGGCGACATCCAAACCGCGCTCGCACAAGTCCCGGCCGTGTCCAGCCTGATACCGGCACTACCGTCCATGGCCACCGACATCGCCACCGTCAACTCATGGATAGGCGACATCAACAATTATTTCGGCATCCACCTCGGCACACTGACATCATGACCGTCGGCAGAACACGCGACCGCGTCTACCAAGCGAACCGCAAGCGCATGTTTGAAAACTCCGATACTTGCTGGTTGTGCGGCCAGTGGATCGACCCAGAATTGAAGTTTCCGGACAAGTGGTCAGGGACGGCTGACCATGTCTTGCCGATCGCCAAAGGCGGCCACATGCACGGCCCGATCATGCCGGCGCATCTGGGTTGTAACCGCAGCCGCGGCGCGAAGCTACCGCCCGCCAGACACGCTCGGAGATGGTGAGAATGAACATCACCGCTGAACAACGATTCTGGACAAAGGTCGACAAGACAAGAACATGCTGGAATTGGACGGCATCAGTCGAAGGCAAAGGTTATGGACAGTTCAGAGCACCCAACCAGAAGATGGTTAAGGCACATAGGTTCGCTTATGAGCAACTCGTTGGACCTATACCCGGACATCTGCAACTAGATCATCGCTGCCGCAACAAACGTTGTGTACGACCCGATCATCTGCGAATCGTCACAGACAAGCAGAACAAAGAGAACCTCACACAACTCGGCCGCAGCATTTCAGGAATACGCGGTGTCACTTGGTCAAAAAAATCGCAGAAGTGGCAAGCAATCGTTAAGCACAATCGAAGACTTCATTCGGTTGGTTTGTTCGACAATCTTTCAGATGCCGAAGCCGCAGTGATTGCGAAACGCAATGAACTGTTCACACATAACGATGCTGATCGCGATTCAGGAGAAACATGATGGACGACCACACCATGATCGTCGTCATACTTGTCCTGCAAGTCATCGCCGTGCTACTCGCACTAGCGCCATGGCGGTGGCGATAGGTGGACTACCTGACGGCACCACAACCATGGACCATCAACCATGGACCATCCGGACCATGCGACCATGCAACCCCACCATGCACCCTCCAACCATGACCAACCCCACCATGTACCCTCCGAGCATCCACCACCCCACCATGCACCCTCCGAACTACAACCCCACCATGCGACCCTCCGGAGACAACCCCCAACCATGCAACCATCCAGCAAACAACCCCACCACCCCAGCAAAGAGCGATGGTGACCCTGGGGGGAAGGCCCCACGGGCGATTTTGAAGCCGCCT